TGGTGTGATAATGAGTGATTTTAACAATTTATCAATTGCTGTGCCTTGTTTAATAAAATTGATATTAGTTAAAATATCTTCATCTTTTGCACTCATGTAGCGCATTTCAATTTCGCCTTTGAATAGCAATGATGTTTCGGGATATACAAGACCTTTTGATGGTAGTGTAACCGTTTCTGTTGGAATTTTTAAATCTGCCATAAACTTATTTTTGTTTTATATATATAAATATAAACAAATTAAATTTTTTAGCAAAAAGAAACCCGACATTTCTGTCGGGTCCTCCTCCAACGAGTGATTACACCTTATCACTCAATTATTTTTTAAACTTTTCTAATGTTAAAATCTATCATTCCGTCAGGATCATTTTTACCGATCCAATCTTGAGCTTCTTTTTCAGAATTTAAATATTTAACTACTTGTCCATTAGGTTTTTCAACAGCAAACATTCCTTTACGAACAGAATCAGCGTATTCTTTATCTTGTTTGCTTGTATTGTCAATATATCCTGCTGTTCCTTTAGATGTAGTAACACCACCCATTTGGGCTGTGTTGTAAATACTTTCTTCCTTCATTTTCTTATAGGCTTCAGCTAATTTTTTAAATTTAGCTTTAGCTGCTCTTTCACCTGCAGCATATCCAGCACCATAAGTTTCTTCTTCGCCTTTATCCTTAGCAGCTACACCTTTTTTTCCTTTGTCTACACGCTGGAATTCGCTGTATTTTTCTGCTAGTACTTCGGCGATGCACTCTTGTACTAATGATTGTAATTCTTGTTTTTTCATAGTTACTATTAGTAGTTTAAGATGCAATAATCCATTCCAATAGTCATGGTGAGATTAACTGCTTCAGTATATGTAGACCAATCGTAATCGTCAAAGTTTGCTGTCTTAATGAAAGCACCTTTAACAATCCATTCTGATACTACGTCACCTACTGGACCTAAACCATTAAATGTAATATCTTTCTTATAGAAATCAGAGTAACCAGCGCGGCCAGTTACTGATTCGTATGCCAAACGAGCCCATTCCATTACAGCTTGAGCGCCTGATGGTGCGATAGGATCAAATAAGGTGAAAGTCATGTCACCCCAAAGTCTCTTACCGCTACGAATTTTTCTATAAGTGTTGATATGATCTAAGATAATTTCACCATCATCGAAGTTTACGGCACTAACACCTTTTACAATGTATGATGGAATACCGTCTATGTACATGATGAACCTGTTTGGAACTTTAGGTTCATACTGTGTAAACATAATTTCGTTTGCGTCTAATACAGGCATGTTATGTTGTATTTATTAGTTGTTTGTTATAAATATTTCTTAGGCAGGGAATTCAACACCAGTTGGTAAAATGGTGAAATCTAATATTACGAATTCAGCTGTCTTAGTTGGTTGAATGTAAATTTGACCAATCAATTGATTACGATCTACAACATCTGGTGTGTTATTAGATTCATCCATTACTACCTTGTAAGCATACAAACCTTGTTTTTGTACTACGTTATCAAGATATGGATTTACTTGGTTTAAGAATCTGTTACGAGTTACAGCTGTATTTTGTTCAAATACTAAGCTACGACCTATACCACCAATGAATGATTTTAATTGGATCAATAAGCGACGAACGTTTACGCGGTCAAGAGCAGATGCTTTTTGTTGCAATGTCTTTTGACCAAATACTACAACACCTTCTCCAGGGAATGTAGCTAATGGGTTTACGTTGTCAGAATATAAAGTATTTCTATCTGCTAATGAAAGTTTTCTTTCAACTTTAATTACATTTGGAATACCACCACGAGTTACACCAGCAGGAGCAAACCAAGGAGCACTTACTTCATCTGTGAAAGCAAATACACCAGGCATTAATACTGAAGCTGGAACCCATACTAATTTACCCATTGGTGCACTAAATACTTGACACCAAGGCCAGTATGTAGCTGCATAGCTTGAGTTTGAAGCATTAGCTGCTGTTGCAGCACCTACAATTGTACCACCATAAGGTACAGTATCAACTACTGCTAAAGCATCAGCTCTACCTTCGCAAATTGCGATTGGATCAGCATTATTAGCACCTAAATTGATTGCTGAGTTACCACCAGCTAAGAATAAACCTGGAGTAAATAATAAATTAAATTGATATTCATCTGTGTTTGCTAATAAGCTTAAAGCAGGAGCAAAGTCAGCTGAAGTGAAACCTTGAGCGTTTGTAACACCACTGATAATGTTTTCAAACATGTTTCTTACTAAGCTAGTATCTACAATACCACCATTGAAAGCACCATTTACAGAACCACTTCCAGGAGCTGGTAAGCTTGAACTGTAAGTAGCTGCTTGGTAAGTACCGTTATTATTAAATGTGCTGTACTGAGCTTGAGGAACAGTAGCTACACGAATATATCTTGATTGGTTAGGGAAATCACCGTTGTAATCAACGTATCCTTGACCATCAGTTGATGAATAAGTATAAACTGGTTTAGTATCACCAATTACACGAGAGATGTAGTTAGGTTGATTAACATCCATAGACAAGTTAGTCCATGTTTCAAGTACATTCTTTTGATTGTTGTTATCATCACCACTTCTAACTAATAAAGTAAATGTACCATTAGTGTAGTTAACATTACTAACTTCCCAACGTACGTTTTGAGCACTACCACTTGGTAAAGCACCAGATACTACAGTACCGCCTTGGTTATTCATTTGAGCACCCCAAGCTAACGTTTCAAGAACAAAGCTAGTTGCTAATGAACCACTTGATGCAACACTTGCTGATGCAAAACTTGATAATGCTGAACTTCCAGTTCCTGCGTTTGTAATTCTGGTTACTAATAAGGTATTACCACCGTTTTCAAAGTAGTTTCTTGCTACAATTGAAGTGAAATATTCTGTATCACCACTAGTTCCATTGTTAAAAGTAGTACCGAACTTAGACGTATAATCGCTGTAAGAGGTAACTACAGTTGGAACATAAGGAACACCGTTAACAGCTGGGCCCACGATAGCGGCACCAACTACGATAGGACCTTGTGATACTGCACTCTGATCATTTTCGTTGGTATATACACCAGGAGAGATAATTGCTTCTGCCATTTGTATTTTTATTTAATTTTGATAGGTTTTGTCTATTTATAAATATTCTAAAACCGTTACAAAACTACAATACGGTTATTTAAGTTCGCCAGTTTCTAGGTCTACTTGTTTAAAACCGTATTTGTCTCCCAATTGATTACCAATTGCGGTTTGTTTTTCTGTTAAAACACCAATATGGTTCAAAAGATCAATTCTTTCACCAGTTAGTGTATCAAGTTCTTTTTTAACATTATCAATGTTAAGAGACAATGCACCTAAATCAAAAATTGCTTTTTGGTAAACTTCATAAACTTCACGAAATTCTGCAAGTTCTTCTGGTGATAGTTGTTGTTTGGTTTCTGTTTGTTTCATTGTTTTCATTTGTTTTATCATAACTTAAATTATTTTTCCCATTTATTTTCGGGGCATGAATCTTTATCTTCTGCAAATATTTTTTTGTTTAATGGACATCCACAAAGCCCACAATAGTAAAAATCTACTAATGTTGTATTTTGTTTACGATGCTCACAACCATTGCAAATAGATATTCTATATTCAGCTGTTGCTTTTTGTTCAGGTGTAGGATTAGCAGCTGCAACCCATGCATTTGCTATTTCTTTAAATTTTTTAAACATAACAATAATATAATAAAAACTTATTAAATAACCAAATTACAATTCTCCTGCTCGAGGATTATTAATATTTGCTACTACTTCACTAGTAATTGAAACTGTTGATTTTGAAAAGAATTGGCGTTGGCCATTTGTTGCTTTATCTCTATTGTAAACATCTGGCATGATATAACCATATAATGTTACACTCATAGTTGTTCTAGCTACACGTTGTTCATCAATTGAATATTCTGCTGTTGAGTCAAAATTAGTAATATACGTTCTAAATTGAAAACGATTTTTATCTCCCCAATATGAATCAGAAGCAAATTCTATTGCTTCTACTATTTTGTTGTTTTCAGATATAAGATTTGTAAATATAGCACAATTGTATGTTATATTAATATAATCAGGTACTGGTGTTAAATAAAATTTTTCAGATGGAGCCCAGTTATTTAATGCATCAAAAGGTGTATATTGATTTTGTTGATTATATCTTGCTTTAGATACAGAAAAATTGT